TGACCGACGACAAGGGGGCGGAAGAGGGAATGCAAGCTCAAGCAGGGATTTGTAAACGTTGCTTTGACGATCACGAGGGTGATGACTGCGTAGGAAATGCGAGGAGCCAGGGGCTTATTGATGGCCGCAAAGCCGAGCGCGAGCGGTGTCTTAAAATCGTCAATGATTTTTGCCCATGCCATGACGATATTGTTCAGATTGAAAAGAGAATCAGAGAAGGTTAAATGACAGACCACATTCACGAATGGATTCCCATGGGTGATGATGCGGTTATCTGTTCCCTGTGCAAGGAATGGCGAAAGGAGGATTGAAAATGACCGACGACAAGGGGGCGGGCGAGGGGCCTTATAAAGCAGGCCAGCGGCTATCCCCGCGTGACGTTTTTCCGCTGTCCATTAGAGAAGCTTCTCTGGTTAATTGCGGGTACGCCGCTGGCCGCAAGGCCGAGCGTGAGCGGTGCGCCCGAATTGCAGAGGATCAAATCTACACACACACTGAACATGGTTTTGAATATGAATGTTATACTGGGCATAGTATTGCAGACGCGATCAGGGGAGGCCAGGATGAAAAGTGAGGGGCCGTACAGGAAAATAACACACTACACAAAATTTGAAACAGGAGATTCTCGTATCGATGCCTATGGTGATGGAGTAGCTGAGCTGGATGTAACTAATAGTGATGGATGGGGAATTTTACGATTAATAAACTCCGCCCACTTCGAGGGCCGCAAGGCCGAGCGCGAGCGGTGCGCGAAGATTGCAGAAAGTTACGTCACCAAATTCAATTGCTTACAGATTGCAGACGCGATCAGAGGGGGCCAAGATGGAAAATGAGGGGCCGTATCGCACTGGGGATGCTACATGTATCGTTTTTCGTGTGGGTGTAGGAGAGGCTGAAAATTTCGATTCAGAACGTGATGCGCTTAATGCGTCGAGATTAGCGAATACCGCCTACGCCGAGGGCCGGAAGTCGATGGAGAAGGACTTTGAGGAGCTTTTGGAGTTGGCCGAAGCTCTTCACGGAGACATTGATTTTATTTCAACGTCTACGCAAGATTTTGCCGCCTGGAAGAAGGCGCGGGGGATTGAATGAGTAAAGACGACATTCCGCTGTTTCTTGTTTATGTCACAGCAGTTTTAAGTTTGGTAACGCTGTTTGTTCAAATAAACATTTACCTTGTGAGGTGATATGCCAGTCAAGACACCACGAAAGAAAGACGCAGAACAACCAACAGCGGACGGCTTTACACGTATGGAGCTATCAACAAACCTGAGTATGCCTTGCCGCGCGTGCCATAAATACCCACGTCGGTTCTTCTGGAAGCCAGTCCCCGGCGCTCGCACAATCGTCTACTGCGAGGGGTGCCCGCGTGGATAAATTTATGCTCAACGTTTGGGAAGACGTGGACCTCACGGGAAAAGTCATGCAGATCCAATGTGGAAAGTGCTGGAAGATGGTCCGCTCGATCTTTATGCGTCGGAGAAAGTCTCCGATGGGGTCGCTCATCGTCGATGTGGAATGCAAGAAATGCCATGAGGCGAAGAAATGATTTACTGGCGGAGGTCTCACGATTTTGAAATCGTCAATCTGCTTGACAATGGGCAAACGCCGAAGCAAGTGGCCCTCGAACTGGCGATTTCTATTTGGACGGTTTACCGTGCATGTAAAAGGTTTCACGTGAAGCAAATTACACAAAAACAGAATCCGCAAAAAAGTGCAAAACAAACCACAACACGCGGAACTAATTCCCATGTAAAATAATAACAGGCGATGGCCTCTTGGAGGGGACATTGCCATTTTTGTTTGACTACTCCATCGCCTCCCCTGGTCCTCGTAAGAGGGCTGGGGGCTTATTTTTTAAATTGACATGAAAACAATCCCATTGTCTCAAGGGAAGTCTGCACTTGTCGATACGGACATCCATGAACTTATTTCAGATTTAAAATGGACATGCCGAAAGCACAGAGACGGGAGATTGTTTTATGCGTATAGGAACGTCCGCATGCCGGACGGTAAACTAAAGCACACCCAACTACATCATGTCGTTATTGGGTCACCTATTCGCCCCGGCTTTGTTGTTGACCACATAAATGGGGATGGCCTTGATAACCGTCGTTGTAATTTAAAAGTAACGACGAGCGGTAAAAATATATGCAACAGCACGGCTCGAAGATTAGGACGCACCCACTCGCAATACCCTGGTGTAACTTGGCACAAAGGCAAGAAACGGTGGTATACGAGCCACGCTGAAAATGGGAAATCTTATTTTATTGGGACTTTTCTAGATGAAAAAGAAGCGGCAATAGCTCACGATCGGTTTTTGCTAACAAGGGCGAATCAAAATGTCTAACGGTATGAAGCCAAGAGGCAACCCGTCGTGGTCGAAGGGCAAATCAGGAAATCCTAATGGAAGGCCTAAAGATCCGTTCCCAAAACTGATTCGTGAATCAACGATGGAAGGAAATACGCTTGTTAAGAAAGCACTTAGTCTTTTGGAATCTGAAGATGAGAATATCCAAATAAAGGCACTGCAATGGCTTTCGGATCGCGGATGGGGGAAGGCGGCCCAACCACTCGAAGTTGGAGGGCAAGACGGAGGGCCAATTGCCGTTGCGGTTGTCCGATATGAGGCCTAATATTACCGTCCCACACAATTTTAATCCGCGCCCGTATCAACTCCCAATTTTGCAGGCCATTGATGCCGGGGTAAATCGCCTTGTGTGGGTTGCCCACCGTCGGAGCGGGAAAGATAAGACATGCGTCAACCTTGTGGCAAAGAAGATGCTTGAACGAGTGGGTACCTACTACTACATTTTTCCGACGTATAACCAGGGGCGGAAGATTTTGTGGGATGGCATCGACAAAGACGGGAACAAGTTCATGGCCCACTTTCCGGCGGAGCTGATCGAAGGTAAGCCGAACGACGCCGACATGAAATTGAAATTTAAGAACGGTTCACTTTTCCAGGTCATAGGATCGGACAACGTGGATTCAATCGTTGGGACCAATCCGGTTGGCGTTGTGTTTTCCGAATATAGCTTACAAGACCCGACGGCGTGGGGCTTTGTTCGTCCGATCCTTGCGGAGAACGGGGGATGGGCTATTTTCGTGTTCACGCCTAGAGGCGAGAACCATGGGTATCAGATTTTCGAGCTTGCCAAGGCAAACCCGAGAGATTGGTTTTGTCGGATTGACCGGGCGTCGGAAACAAAAGTCATACCTCAAACAATCCTCGATCAAGAGCGGGCTGAGATTACGCGGCTTTACGGTAACGAAGCCCTATACCTCCAAGAGTATGAATGCGACTTTACGGTGCCTATTGCCGGGGCATATTACGCCGAATTGATCGCCAGGGCCTACCGGGAAGGGCGCGTGGGCCACGTCCCACATGAAGAGGCTCTAACCGTGGACACGTGGTGGGATCTCGGGATCAACGACAGGATGTCAATTTGGTTTTCCCAGTCCGTCGGCCAGGAGATTCGGATTATCGACTACATGGAAGGGAGCGGGCAAGGGCTGGCCCACTACATTCAGAAGATGAAGGCGAAGCCCTACGTCTACGGTCGGCACACGGCCCCCCATGATATCGAGGTGAGAGAGCTTACGAACGGGAAGAGCCGACGGGATACCGCAATGAGCCTAGGGATTGATTTCAACGTCGCCCCTAAACTCCCGATCCATGACGGGATCGACGCGGTGCGGACGCTCTTCGGTCGGTTCTGGTTTGACTCAGAGAAATGCCGGGAAGGGATGAACGCGCTCAAGAACTACCGTAAACAGTATGACGAGAAGCGGAAGACCTACAACAATCAGCCTTACCATGATTGGTCCTCGAACGGGGCGGACGCATTCCGAACGCTTGCCACCGCCCTAGAGATGGGCCACAAGGCGTCACAGGCGCGGCCCATGGACAAATACGAACGGAGCTTTTCGCGGCGGGAGTCTTCGTCCGGGGTGGCCGTCCTTGGGTAGTGTTGTAGAGGAAACAATCAAGAAGATGTCAAAAAGCGAATTGGTTGACTTTGTGAAAGTTCTTAGAGCCATGGCGGTAGAGTTCGACAAAGT